AAAGTAGATTCATCAACAGTTGGGACTAAGTTTAAAGTATTACAAGATGCCGGAGACTTTAGTTCAGGACTAAAAATTAAAAAACGTTAAACTATTTAAAAAAAATTAAAAAATGGCACAAGCAATTACATTCGGAGGAGCAGGAACTATCGCAGGTTCTACAGCTCTTACGCCAGCGCCAAGTAAGGGGTTACAAAATGCTAACTACCTTAGTAACGCTGACTATACTTTCGCACAACAACATTTACCAGATTTGTATGAGAAAGAATTTGAAAAATATGGAAACAGATCTATCGCGTCTTTCTTAAGATTAGTTGGAGCTGAACTTCCATCTAGCTCTGACTTAATTAAGTGGACTGAGCAAGGAAGGTTACACGTACAAGCTGCAGGGGTTATTACAGATGGTAATACTATCGCTGCTACAGGGCATGACTTTAGAACTAATCAAACGATTATTGTTTCTAACGCAGCTGCTACTGTACAAATTAAAGCTTTAGTAACAGATGCTAGCGCAGCTGATTCTATCGAAGTAGCACCTTACTCACACGCTGATATGGTTACTGGAGCAGGATCTTTTTCTGCTGCTGATGCTGTAAAAATCTTTGTATTCGGTTCTGAATTTAAAAAAGGAACAAATGGAATGTCTGGATCTTTACAAGCTAGTATGGAAGCTAAAGAGAACAACCCTATTATCATCAAAGACAAATACGAAGTATCTGGATCTGAGATGGCACATGTTGGTTGGGTAGAAGTAACTACTGAAAACGGAGCTTCTGGTTACTTATGGTACTTGAAGTCTGAGCACGAAACGAGATTAAGATTCGAAGACTACCTTGAAACTTCAATGGTAGAAGGAGAACCAGCTGTCGCGTCTTCTGCTGCTTTAACTGCAGGTTACAAAGGTACAAAAGGTCTTTTCTATGAAATCGAAAATGGAGGAAACACTTCATCTGGAGATATCACGGATAGAGATGATCTTGAGGCTTTCGCTAAAGTTCTTGATAAAGAAGGAGCTATTCAAGAAAATGTTCTTTTCGTAAACAGAGATACTTCTTTCAAAATTGATAGAGTATTAGCTGATCAAAACAACTCTGGAGCTTCTACAAGTTCTTATGGTTTATTTGATAACGACGAAGACATGGCTTTAAATCTAGGATTTACTGGATTTAGAATTGGATATGACTTCTATAAGTCTGACTGGAAATACTTAAACGATGCTACTACAAGAGGTAACATTGGTGGTGTTGACGGAATTATGGTTCCTGCTGGGACAACTACTATCTACGATCAAGTATTAGGACAAAACGCTAAACGACCATTTTTACATGTTCGTTACCGTCAGTCTGCTACTGAAGACAGAAAGTATAAGTCTTGGGTAACTGGATCTGCTGGTGGAGCATCTACTACAGATAAAGATAATATGGAAGTACATTTCTTATCAGAAAGAGCACTTTGTGTTATGGGAGCTAATAACTTCATCTTAATGAACTAGTACATTTAAAGAGGGTGTCTTAATCGATACCCTCTTTTTTTTTAAATCTAATTAAATTATAATATAATGGCAGTAAAAAATTCAAAAACAGGCTATCCTGGCCTTTTCCCTAACTTACAAATTAAGACAAGGGTTTTCGTTTTAACGAGCAACAGAACACCAATAAGACATATGATCGCTGTAAAGCATACAGGTTCTAAACCACTTACATATAATGATAGTGGATTAAATAGAGCTTTAAGATGGGCTACAAATCAAATTTCTCCATTTGTTGATGAACAAGATGGATTAGTAACCTTATCACCAATAGTTTTCACAGATGGAAAATTAATTGTTGATGCTGGAGATCAAAACCTTCAGAAATTTTTAATGATTCACCCTTCTTTTGGAGTTAAATTTGAAGAGTTTGACAAAGAAAAAGATGCAAATGAAGAAGTTCAAGTAATGGTTGGAAGGTTAGATGCTCAAATAGCAGCTAAAGATCTAGACATTAATGACCTTGAAGCAATTGCAAGAGTTGTTTTAAAAGGAAAAAGTAATATATCCTTAATGACTTCATCAGAACTTAAGAGAGATATGATTATCTGGGCAGGAAATAACTCAGAAGAGTTCATGGATCTTTTAAATGATGAGAATTTAAAATTAAGAAACTTAGCAGTTAGAGCTGTTGAGATGAATATTCTTCATGTTAAAACAGACAACAGAACAGTTGTATGGGGAGACAAGAAAACTCAAAAAGTAATAGTTGTACCTTATGGTGAAAACGTATATAGCGGATTAGCTTTATTCTTTAAAACAGATGAGGGATTAGATGTTTTGCAAAAAATAACAAATAGTCTATAATAATAAACTAATTACTATTAAAGTTAATAAGGGGTTGCAATTTGCGACCTCTTTTTTTTTGTATTTTTGTAAAAAATATATCCAATGATTAACAGTGTAAGAAACACCGTCTTGTTTCTTTTGAATAAAGACAATAGAGGGTACATTGCTCCTTTAGAGTATAATTATTTTGCAAAGCAAGCTCAATTAGAGATGTTTGAGCAGTATTTTTCTGATTACTCAAAGGCTATGCAGCTTCAAAATGCTAGAAAAAAAGCAATAGGCCATGGAGATACAGTATCTCAAATACAAAATAAAATAGACATATTTACTACAAGCTCAACATTAAACTACACAGATGTTAATTCTACATCTGTAGGTGGTGTTGAAGATTATTTCATTTTACCAGTAAATTTATATAAATTAATTAACGTAACTTACAAAAGTAAGATAGTTCAGGGAGTACCAACTTCAAAGTTTGATATGTTATCTTCAAGTAATTTAACAGCTCCTTCTATAACTTATCCAATATATAAAAGAAATGGATCAAACTTATTTGTAAGACCTTTAAGTATATATTATACAGCAGCGACTCCACAAGGAACAGAGCCGCCTTTAGTTTGTAATTATGTAAGAAAACCATTAGATCCTAATTGGGGATATAATACAATTAATAATGACCCGGTATATAATTCTGATACATCAACTAACTTTGAAATACCATCTTCTGATGAAAGTTCTTTAGTTATAAAAATATGTAAATTAGCAGGGTTAAGTATAAGAGAGAATGATGTTGTACAAGCAACTAATGCAATGGAAGGTCAGACATACCAAAAACAAAACACATAGATTATGCCTATAATTGGACAAAACTTAACTCAATCTGAATACTACCAAAACAGTGGTAATGAACCCACTAATGATAATTGGGGTACATATCAATACCTTTTACTAGAGGATATTATAAATAATTTTCTTTTAACTTATGTTGGAGATGACAAAGTTATTAATAAGGTAGAAAGAAATGAAGTTGTTTTTCATGCAAAAAGAGGTTTGCAGGAAATTCACTATGATGCATTAAGAGAGGTTATTGGATTTGAAGCTCAAGTACCACAGACTTTGCAAATGCATTTACCACACGATTTCGTTAGTTTAGTTAAAGTTTCTTATGTCGGTAATGATGGTCTTACTCATGACATAATGCAGAATTTTAATTCCAAAATAACAAAATCATACCTACAAGATAACACTGCTCAAAAAAATATTCTTTTAGATGCTAATGGAAATGCCTTAACCGGAACTCCAGTAATAGAAACTAACTGGAAGAACAAAGGGTCAGACAGTTTAGGAAGCTCAGGGAAGAGTTCTCGTGGAGGAAGATTCGGAATGGATGGTTCTACAGCTAATAGCAACGGAAGCTACCTTATAGACAAGAATTCAGGAATGATATTATTCAGCTCAAACCTGCAAGAACAAAATATTATTATACAATATGTCTCTGATGGGGTATATGGATTATCTGATAGTGAAATAAAAGTTCATAAATTAGCTGAAACTTTTATGTATGAATATTTACAATCTATAATATTAAAATCTAAATTTGGGGTTCAGGAATATATTGTAAGAAGAACTAGTAAACAATCTTCAGCGGCTTTGAGAAACGCTAAAATTAGATTGAATTCAATAAAACTAAGCGAATTAACTCAGATATTGAGAGGTCGTGATAAGTGGATAAAGTAATATGAAAATACAAAATACCTTTTCAAAAGGAAAAATGAACAAAGACTTTGACGAGCGTCTTGTTCCTCCAGGGGAATATGTAGATGCTTTAAATGTCAGAGTAGTTAATACCGCTGGTTCAGATGCAGGTGCAGTAGAAAACGAAAGAGGGAATACTAAACTTACGTTTATTTCTGAGTCAAATAATCCTATGTGTATAGGATCTGTTTCTGATGAGGTTGGAGAAAAGATTTATTGGTTTGTTGTTAATTCATTAAATCATTCTTTTGTTTATGAATATAATTCAGAGACACAGACAATGTCTACATTACTCGAAGACACTAGAACTGGTGTAAATCAAGTTATAGGTTTTGATGAGTATTATAAAGTTACTGGAGCAAATGTAATATACAATACATCTACTAATCAAAATTTATTGTTATGGACGGATGGATTAAATCCTCCTAGATGCATAAATATTGAAAGAGCAAAAACTTATGGAGCAAATAGCTTTATTGAGGATGATATAAACTTATATAAAAAACCACCTAGAAAGGCACCTAGTGTATCTCCGTATACTACAGCTCAGGTTACTGAGAACGCTGTAAAAGAGAAATATTTTGCTTTTTCTTATAGATATAAGTATTTAGATGGTGAGTATTCTGCTTTATCTTCTTTTACTGATTACCAATTTACTCCATCTACTAAGTTTAAGTTAGATTACTCTACAATGGAAAACAATTCTATGCTTAATATATTTAATGCATACAGAATTGGATTTAATACTGGAGATAAAAGAGTTACTGATGTTCAGATTTGCTTTAAAAACCCTAGTTCTAGTTTGATTTTCGTAATAGAAAACTTGAATAAAAAAGAAAAAGGATATTTAAATGATACTGAAAAAACATATTCATTTAGTAATAAGAAAATATACAGAGCTTTACCAGATGACGAGTTAGGTAGAATATTTGATGACGTTCCTTTGACTGCAAAAGCTCAAGACTTTATACAGAATAGAATTGTTTTTGGGAATGTCACGAAACAATATGATTTAATAAGAACAATAACTGATACAGATAAAATAAAGATAGATTATACTGCTGAAAAAGTTTCTCTAGCTCAAGACGGTTACGAAGGAACATCTACAATTACCAATGGTGATGTTAATTTTAACATGGATTTTTCTTCATTCAGTTTAAATAAGGGTTATTCTGTTTTTATCGGGCTTGAATTAGAGTCTGATCAAGCAGGAACATCTCCTAGTTTTTATTTTAATGGTTCTTTTGCTGGTGATAATGCTGTAGAACTTACTGAAAGTTATTCAGATGCATTATCTTTTTCTGCCTCTCCTGATTTTGAAGAGTTGTTATTAGCTTTAACAAATAATTTTGCTGCATTAGTAACAACAACCAGCCCAGTTAACACTAGTTTAGTTACATATGGAGGGTTTTCTGTAGTTTCAGCAACATCAACTGTAATAACACTAAAATCTCCTATAATAACTCATCAAGTAGATAACACTCCTGGAGACACTAATGATGTTAATTTTAGCAATTCAATAGAAAATTTCAAATTTACTTCTGATTCAGCGTTTTATGTTAGACAAACAAATTCTAACTTATCTCTAAAAAGTAATAGAAGTTATGAGTTTGGTTTAGTTTATTTAGATAAAGATGGAAGATATAGTTCAATAATACCTGCATCTAATACTTCTGGATATAATTCTTCTGAGGTATTTGTTCCTATAGAAAATTCTGTTGATATTAACAGAGCTAAAATAACATTAAACCACTTGCCTCCATACTGGGCTGATAGATATAAATTTTTTATTAAATCAAACCGAGATCAATACTACAATGTATATAGCACTATTTTTTATGAAGATGGTCTTTATCGGTGGGTTTTAATGACTGGTAACAATATAAATAAAGTAGAGATAGGAACTAATTTAATCGTAAAATCTGATGATGACGGCCCTTTAATTAAAGAAATTAAAGTTAAAGTTTTAGATTATCAAATAAAAAACACTTTAGATGTAGATCAGTCTACTGACGCTAAATCTAACGAAGGATGGTTGAGTGGTAATTTAGATGCAGCAGAAGGTGAAATAAAAGAAATACCAGGAGTATACATGAAGATTAAACCTAATGGGTTTAAAATGGACTTTAATCCAAATAATTTTGCATCTTACTCAGGAACAGATCGAGTTCCTTGGGGTCTTTCAGGTGTTTGTAACGGATATTCAAATGTTACTTTACCTCAAGAAGAAGAATTTGGATTAAGTCAAGTGAAGGAAGGTACTACTTATTCGCATCTAGGAATTAATCAAGGGTCTACTATATCTATGAAATTTGACGCTTGGGAGAGATCTGATAGTAATGGTAATGACTCTAGATTTTATGAGAAAGAATTTTCAGTTGGAGGTAATTATGCAGGTGATGCTACTACTTCTGCTTTTGAAAAGTTTCTTGTAGCGGAAACAGCTTGGGAAAAACCAGCAGGTGAAAACTATTACGTTGATAACGATAATCAATTTTTACTCAGATTCTCTAAAACAGGAACTGGAACTGCTACTAGACATTTAATCAATGTACAAACAACTGAGTTTACAAGAAAGCTTGAAACTGGTTATTGTAATGCTGATATTGAATTAGTATTAGTAAATGGATTATTAATATTTGAAACAGATCCAGCGGATTTAGATAGTGACATATATTATGAAACAGAGCAAACGTTTGACGTTGTTGGAGGGTATCACGAGGGAACTGCTCAAACTCAAACAGCTT